ATATGTACTCACCAGATTCGTTCTTCTACAGAGTAGAAACTGTAGAAACCTACATACCGGAAGTCTCGGAGGCGATTCAACAAGGATCCGGACAAGTTCCATCCGGTCCAGTCACATCTGGGGCAGCCACGCTCAAGAACAAAGACTTTGGAGTCCCGAGTCTATTTTTCGACGAACAGAGGTATCACAACCTTGACTACGTCGACATGGTTCTTCTGAAGTTTTACAACGACTTGGTGAACCTGTACGAAGTCGTTCTCTCGAACATGGATGGGAGAGTTGTCGGTGGAACATCTGGTCTCTTCCGATATGACGGAAACTTTAACAACCCGCCCAGGGCGAATTACTCTGATGTCACGAACGACATCGACGATCGCGTGAAGATATATGATAACATCCAGATTACAAGCGTCATTCCGCTCACTTTTACTGCTACTCCGGTCTATGCTCGGATGTGGCAATCGAACTCACTATCCCGAATATTCCCGACCGTTTCAAGGGTGAATGCTGGAATAAACGATAAAACTGGCGTTGCAGATGCCGGGAGTCTTATCGGGAATCTCGGGATCACAAACATAACCGGAGTAGCTACGATAACGACCGCTCCGTCCATTAGCGGGTTCGTCAGCATTCTTTCCGGATCTCAACTTGAGATTCAAGAGAACGGAAACTCAGGAAATAAACTTCCGGCCTTCACGTCAGGACAAAAACTGAACGTTTACAAGGAAGATGGCTCTCCGGCTGGAAGCACAACAATATCAGCCATCACCGGGAGTGGGCCGTATTATCTTCATGTAGCTCCGTCTGTGACTTTGAATCGGGGGAGTGTTGTCACAAACGTGACTGATACCTCGATCTCGAGCAATAAGATCTACATACCGAACACAGACATCGCGTTTGATGTGAACAGCGGGAACCTCGGAAATATGTCCGACGCAACTCTCATCGCTGCGAACTTCCAAAGACCCGTCTTTGGTCCGGCGATAATTAGCACTACAGTCACCTACCAGAGCCTCGGGACAGGTCCAAAGAAGGTACCGGCACTTGATGGATCCGAGCTTCAGGATGACGGCCTCGTGTCCATACCGCCTCTTCACAGGAGATCAGAGCTGAACATCCTGCAGGATGAGTTCGACCTTCTGTCCAACTCTACGAGCTTCGGACAGGGTGCTGTCCTCGCTGACCTTGTGAGTGTCACAGGAGCTCTTCTACCACCAGTCGTAGCCGGAGACCTCGTCAAATTTATCGGAGGTCCGAATAATGGTCAGGAAAGGACCGTTCTTACCGTTACATCACCGGCTCTGTTCATTGTTTCGGCTCCATTCACTTCGTCATCAGCCACAGAGTATAGCATAGAGAAAACCGCTGCGCTCGGCGGTGGGTATGTAGCGATATTGGACGAGCTTACTGACGTTCTGAATGATAACGTCGCTACTGCTCCCGTCGCGCCGGCTCTCATAGGAAAGATCAACTCGGAGATATCGGCAATATCGGACATAATCTTCAACCTCGGGAAGGCCGTTATATCCGGAACCGGCATTGCTTCCGGGATAACTCTGACGGACTCACTGGCTTCGTTCCCTCAGCCCGTCGCGTCGTACGTCTTCGTCCAATCCGGGTCGAACTCAGGTCTATATAAGGTAGCTTCATCAACGGCCACGACCCTGACTATGTCAACCGATTTTCCGTTCCAGGGCTTTCCCGTGGCCGGACCGACTAACTACTATCTTTTCAGCCTATACTCATTTCTGAGCGACTCAGGGCCGAAGTTCGCAGTAGAGGCGTATAGGAAGGCAGTTATCTTCTATAATGATACGGTGACATGGAAGGCGTCGGTTAGTCAGTCCGGAGCTCAAGCCAGACTGGATGAGGTGACTCAGAGAATTACTGACCTTGGCGACCTGGTAGACAAGGCCCAGAAGGTCCTGAAGACTGGCGACTCCCTTTACGGAAAGAGGTTCATATGGATCCAGCAGAGGACGGACAGGAAGGACGGATTCCTGATCAAAGCGACGAGGGCGGAAGCGTCCAGGGCGGAAGCGTCGGTGAAGCTGGTTCAGGACCAGCAGAAAGTGCTGGCTCTGTCGGCTCTGTGAAGCCTAGGATCAAATGGATGCATGACAAGGATCTGAGCCTCAATAATTTGAGGCCCGGCCTTGAACTCATGAAGACGGCCCTCGAAAAGACGATAGATGGTCATAAAGCCCAAATGAACGATCTTAGGCGTAAGATGGGTCCGTACTCGAGATGAACAATGGCGAGTGACGTAACCGTTACCTGGAAGACCGTCAGTTTCAACTTCTCTCCGTTTGAGAAGCTGAAGCCTCCGATTAAGACCGTTCTGAAGGTCCTGCATACTATCGAGGCTGTCCTCGAGAAGCTGCTCGCACTCATCAAAGCATTCGCGCTTGACTTTCTGAACCCTCTCCGGGCGCTCATAGCGCTTCTACTTGCTGCTATTCGCACCATCATAAACCAGCTCAGAGCGACTGGTTTCGGAATTCTCGTGGTCCAGCCGGACTGGGCTAGGCAGGACGTGAGCGCGATTCTCGCCTCCGTCTCCGGCGCATATCCATCGTTCGAGCAGAAACTTACTTACAAGTTTAACGACACGTCTGATATATTCAGGCCGACGTATCCGGCTGGATCGTCCGTCGCCATGGTCGTGTTCTACGTTGGGGCGGATTCCCCCGGCGACCTAATGTCGCAGATCTTTGCACTGCTAAGATTTCTGAGGACGCCAGCAGGAATCCCAACATTGCCGGCTCCTGTGGGCCTCAAGGTGCGTCCGGTCCTTAAAGCCGATGATGCACTGTCTCAGGTTGGAGCAGCTCTCGAGAAGTTTTCGGATTTGTTCGAGGCCGACTTTGAGAAATCACTATCACTCGAATGGACGATGCCGATGGCCCCTGGTGCGGCGAATGCACCGGGTTTCATCAACTCGATCGTATCTTTTTACAACTCATTCAGATTCCCGAACTTTGTAATTGAGCGCAGTGAGTCACCAAGCGGTGAAGTAGTTGAACTCCAGCTCAACTCCATGACGGTAGGAAAAATTCTGGAGGGGCCACTAAAGAGGTTCAACCTTCAGAAGCCAGTTTCGAAGTATGCACTGAAGGAGCCTGATGAAGTTACGACCTATCGTTTCTTCTCGAACAGAGTTGCTGTTCCAACTTCAGCCATAGCTAGAGGTGCTCTGTCCGGAACATATAGATTCGTCGATACTAGCCCGGAGTTGGAGGAGGGGAAGGTTTACTACTATCGAGTGCGAGCTTACTTTGGGAACCCTGCGCTGTGGCTCCAAGCATCTTCAGTAGGTGACTTCACGCAGGATGGGTCCCCGCTCGTAAAGAATAACAATATGAAGTTCTCGATTGACTACGGTAAAGACGTAGCCATGGGTAGAGCTTCATCCATCGTGCGTGGAGTTGTTCCGAGAAAACCTGCGAGCGGGTTTAATCTATATAACAACCTGTTCGATGCTGTCATGGCTGGCGTCCTTCTGAACTTCGAGTTTCCCCCTGCCAATGGTAAAGACTCGACGAGCATTAAGGAACAGAAGACTGGATGGGGATCCCTCGGCATGATCGGAGGCGTCATTGGGCCATATAAGGCCGCGCTCGGAGGATCGAACGAGGTTAGAGAGTCATTCTTCGTCAAAGCCGCAATTCGTCGGATCGTGAATCAGGTGGCTGGAATCATGTACTCAAACGTCAGAATGACTGCTCTGCTTGATAAGCAGTGGTCATCTGGTGTCGAAAACACCGTGAGAAAAGTCACTAAGCCACCTGCCAAAAACACTGACACTCAGGCTTTGAACAATCTGTCGTGGAAGTTCCCTCCGTCTAATAGGGGAGACCAATCCGGAGGGTTTCCGCCAGCAGCACTCGCCACAGTAAACAGCTTCCTCGAGCTTGAAGGAGCTTATCACGACGGTATGGACACTTTGGATGGTCCATATCCACTGAAGCCTTTTAAGGCGAAGGGAGACTTCATTCAAATCGACATCGATGAAAGGCTTGCACTCGCATCCTTTATCGGTACGGCTCTAGCCAGCCTTGGGATTTCGACTGGATACCTACGGTGGTATTCTGTGACGCTCGGTGATTTGTTCCCGGCGTTCATACCATTCATCTTCGACATCGAGCAGTTCATCTTGGCTCTCCTTAAGGCGCTTGAAAGTGCCTTGAAGGAGATAATAGCGATCATCGAGACCATTATTCAGAAGATTAAACAACTCGAGATGATCCTCGAGCAGATTCTTGCGATGATTGATCTTCTCAGCATCAGCGTGAGAGTATCAGTTCTCGGATACAAGAGCACGAATGGTGGTGTCGATTCGATGGTCGAGGCTCTCCAGACCTCGGAAGAAAAGCCAGGGAACAGCCCGTTCGGGCTCCACTCGGGAGTTGTTCTGACCGTTGGAGGGCCTGGCGAAGGTTCGATCAAAGCGATCAAAGCCCTGGCGTTTGTGTTGGGCATTGATCTCTAGGGCTTTCATGGAAGTATCGTCGAATGAAATGGACGATTTACTGCCATACTCATGTTGAATCCGGACGCCGCTATGTCGGGCTTACGAAGAAGACCTGGCGACAGAGATGGGATCAGCATGTCTGTCAAGCGAAGTCCTTGAAATGCGGACGATCTCATCTCGCGAATGCCGTCCGTAAGTATGGGAAGAACGCGTTCTCGCACGAGATTCTCGAGGTTTGCCAGTCGCTCGAGGTCGCGAACCTAGCTGAGGAATGCTGGATTGAGCTCCTCGAGACTCGGGACCCTTTGAAGGGGTTCAATCTCGCGAAGGGCGGCGCTCACGGAGAAATCAAGTTCAGGAGAAATCCTTGGGACGATCCTGAGTTCCGCAAGAAGGGCATTGCTGCAGCCAAGGCCCGATGGGCTAATCCGGTCAGCCGAGCGAACAACCTTGCCGCATCCAAGGCCGGCCTAAATACTCCGGAGTCAAAGGCAAAGAGGTCGGCCATCATGAAGGTGAAGGCCAGGGGCTTCGTGTGCGACCCCGAGCATGGGAAGAGAATGCGTGCATTCTTTGCCGGCCGGCCCGTCTCCTCGGAGACCAGGGCCAAGATCAGCTCTGCGAACAGGACCAGATCTCCGGAAGTTATCCGGAAGATCGCTGATTCTAACAGCAAGCCTCGCTCCCCCGAGTACATGGCGAAGCTAAAGGCCGCCAATAGTAATGCCGTCGCGACCCCCACGTGCAAGGTTCACGGTCTTCTTTTCGCCGGAGACTATCGGACGAGAAGAAAAAGCCCGGATTCGGACTTTGTTCGGGTCGTTTGCAAGGAATGTGCAAAGGCGGAAATGAGGAACGCTTATTTGAAACGAAAAAATCGGATTTCGGATTCAGTACCGTCAATTTTAGCAAACATCTTGGGTCAGGAATTTGTACTCACCGAAGGGAGGCTCGTCATCGCGTTTAACTTTTATGGAACTTTTTCGACGGGTCAGTTTGAGTCCTTTCGGAACTTCTCGAAGCTCCAGGAACAAGACCTTGTTGCGCGCATCCTATGGCTAAAGGCCGAGGTGCTCAGGATAGGTATATTTACGACTGACTACGGTCAGGAAGTCAACGTCGCACAAGCTGGTGTCATTGACTTTGACGTAAATGACAAAATCGTGGGTAATCAAACTTTGCTGCCTACTTCAAGTCATCCTATCGCTTTCTCTGTTGCCCCTAGTAACTCGTACGCTGCGAAGCTCATGCTTGCCTACAAGATACTCGGCGGTTTTCCAGAACGCGAGATGTTGTTGAAGACGAGGGATATTCCTGTCTTTAAGCTCCGTGGGACTCCACTCACGAACGCCAGCGACGACCCTGATGCTGGGTATTCGACCATGTTCTCGAATGGTCGAAGGGAGAGAAGCGGACAGAGGTTCGATCGCGATACCGGAGTTCAGGTCAGCAAGATAAAAAACTGGCAGCTCGAGGTCATCAAGAGAAAAAGAGAAAGCCTGGAGTTCAAAATCAAGAAGGCTCTCGACTATTCTGATCAGATCCAAGAAGAGATCTTGCAACTGGTCACTATGCTAACTGACGACAACAAATCTCTTAGTTCTCTGCTCGTTAATGTGAGAGTTCTGATGTTCGCTCCCGGTAGACAGACAGTCCTGGAAGACGAAGAAGACCTATTTGGACTCACAATAGGGCAGAAGGTTGACCCAACCGTCCCTGGAGAATGGGTTGAAGCTCCATCCAAGGGAAATATTAAATGAGCTACGACTTTGCAACTGAAAAAGTATGTAGCCACAGGATAGGCCCTGAAAGGGTCTTCCTTAACTCGAACGATTCGACTTTCTTCGACCTTTCGAAGACCCCATCGAATGATAGCGCCACAGTTCAGATAGACGGGCAGAATGTTCCGAAGTCCGGTCTATATACCAGGGCTCAGGTCGTATTCTCAAAACCGGAGCCGTATAGGCTTCAATCCGGAAAGAGCGACCTTCTGACGGTGAAGGTCGGACATGATGCTCCTCGAGTCGTCCAGCTACCCCCTGGATCATCTGTTAGAGCATCTGACATCGCTAGGACCTTGTCTGACGCCGTCCCGGAACTGGACTTCGACGTCGTGAACAAGAGGGTTGTTGCACGAACTCATGTCCCTGTTAACGGAGCGGCTTTCTCGTTCCCAGACCCAAGGTGGACCGACAAGGCCGAATCGCTAATTTCGACCTCACGTATCCTTGGTGCCATGCAGCAGCTCGGCATCACGCCTGGGAGAGTTGGTTCCGGCATAAAGGTTTTTCCAGGCTGGAAGATAACCGTAAACCCTGCGGCCTTCTACGATCAGTTCATTGTCCTATTTAACGAGCCAATTCCGAATGACTCGCCAGTTATTACTGTTGTCTTCCAGACTGTCGCTCAGCTCTGCAATAGATGTGGTGGCACTAGGCTCGAGTACGACTACACGGTTTCCAAGCAGAGCTATGAGACTGTCCAAGCGACCGATCTTCTTGCTCAGGAGATCGATAAGTTCATGTTCACCAGGATAGGATCCCACTGGAAGTGGAAATGGATGGGATCTGGACTCTCCGACAGGATCGGTGGTAAAGCTGAAACTGGCCTCGGACCGGCGGCCGGCCTCGTTTCTCTGGACGTGTCTCAGGCGTTCGCCACATACCAGAACATCAAACAACAGCAGGCGAGGTCGTTCCCACAACAAGATGTGACCGACGCAGAATTCCCTTATTCACTCGAAGGACTCACTGCTGCTTCACCTGTCGACGATCCGACGACGATAGTTGTCAACATGACCGTCAGGAATAGATCCAGGCAGTACATTCCGCTGACGCGTATAGTGGACGCCCCTGATCCTTTCCAGTTGACGAGTGACCCCTCCGGAATGCTAAAGAGCGTCGGGTCTGGGTTCAAGATCAAGGGATGAGATATTTATCGCGAGAGTATTCAATAATGGCGACGGCACCCAAGCTAAACTACCCCGATGGCTCGGGTACCACGACTTTCCTCGCGGTTACCACGAACTCAACGTCGTTGTTCTTCACGGGATCCGTGGATGCGAACACTATCGACTTGCAGGTCGATATAAATGGAGCTGGGTTCACATCTGACCCGACCATGATCGGGCTGGACCTTCCGAATTTCACTATTCCGAATAGGTCCAGCATACCTGGAGGTCTTCACCTCGACCGTGGGACCAATACCATCAAGGTCCGTGCGATAGACATTTCTGGATCTGTTAGCCCAGAATCGTCCATAGTCGTCACAGTCGTGACCGACGTTGATCTCGGCCAGGTCTTGGCTCCTCCGACTGGGATACAGATTCTCAGGAGGGCTACTTCGATAGAAATAGAATGGTCTGACGTTTTCGTGAATACAGCCACTGGATTTCACGTCTACGCTTCGACTGGGCCGGGAGGATCCGACTCTGGATATCTTAGAGTTAACGCTGAAATGATTTCATCCTCCAATCCGACGTTCACCGACGAGTCAGAATCGGACGTCAGGAACGTTCAGTATAACTGGAGCCAGTCTGAATTGGCTGGTGGGGGCGACGTAATTGATAAAAACCTATCTGTAGTCGTTTCGACTGTAGACGTTGTCACCGGTCAAGAGCTCGAGAGAAAGACGAGGAACGATTTCACGCTCCTAACGTCTCCGAATTATAGGCTAAGCCTCACGTTCTCGAGGATCGATTCTGCTCACCGGTTTCGCTTCCGTCACGATAGGAACGCTGATATACCATCGGGGATACTCAACAACGACACGTTCTCAGCTCTCGCCAATACGGACCCTCTTTTCTATATCGTTACAGCCGTATACTACGACAAAGCCACAAACGTTCTTCAAGAAAGCCGTCATTCAGTCGAGATGGCCGGAACTCAGCTTCCGCTCGACAGCAATATCCGAGGAATCAGAATAAGGGATCAGGCTGCTGTTGCGCAGGATTACATAAAAATAGTCCAGTCGTCCGAGCCGACTCTTTCGCTCATCCCGGGATCCACGATCCGAGAGATCCACGTCGAACCGTTCTCCAACGAGATTCAGAAGGCCTATTTCCTGATGGACTTCATCCACAGGGCTAAGTCTTTTCCTGCTCTTCTCGCTATCGACGATCCATCTTTGACCGGCGTCAGCATTCCTGTTTCTAAATCTCAGTATAAGCAGAACCTGAAGACGGCTCTATCGATATCTGATGATGTCGCCGTCCAGACGCTCATTAACTCTGCGTTTGATTCCCTCGCGAAGAATTTCGGAATTGCGAGGAGAGGTCGCCAGTTCGCGACGATAACTCAGACTTTCTACACAACGACAAAGCCGACGAAAGACATATACGTCGCCCAGAACGCCGTCGTGAGCTCAAGCTCCAATACTTCGTCTCCGAGGTTCATAGCGAAGGGTCTGGCCGTCATACCATTCCTTGATGCTCAGAGGTTTTACAGCCCCATCCGGAGACGGTGGGAAATTCGCGTCCAGATGGTGGCCGACACGCCGGGAGCAGCCGGAAACGTTCCAGCTGGAACGCTCGACACGGTCGTTTCCGGTGCGAGCGGTTTTTCGACTACGAACGAGGTAGCCGGAGAAGGAGGCTTCGACGTAGAAGGAAATCTGGACCTGGCTGAGGACGCGACCAGAGCCCTAGTCGGACTCGATACCGGAACTGCTGGTGGATATGAGAAGATAACTTCTTCTATCCCAGGAGTCCTAGACTTCAGGGTTGTCAGGTCCGGCGATCCGTATATGATGAGGGACTACGACCCGGTCCGGAAGAAGCATATCGGCGGGAAGGTCGACATCTACGTCAAGGGCACCATCGAGAGAACTGTTCAGCAGACGTTCGCGTTCCAGTTCAGTGTTGCTAAGAACGTTCGCTTTGACGTTATTGACCCCTTGAATCTCATTTTCAGGGCACGAGATTCGAGACTTACGCAATCCAATCCGATACAGGAAATGCTGTTCAATCCGAGTCAGAATCTCGGGTTGAAGAATAGTTCAAACCTTCCCACAACACCTTATGATCTGACTGGAGTCCAGCTTGTTGATTACAGAACGATCAAGCTGAATACACTCATCCCGCAGCCTCCGACTCTCCTGGATGACTTCGTCGAAGGAGACTATAGGTTCAGGAGCAACAACAGGTTCTATGCTGGGATTCAACCTGTCAGGTCTATTTCTTCCGTAGTTGGAGAGTCTAGTAGAGCTCTTGATCCATTCAACGGGTTCACGCTCTTCAAAGTTCAGGACCCCCTTATCGAGGGTGAGAGCACGATCGCCAAAGACTACGTGGAAATAAATCAGGTCGAGAATGTCCCATCTGGAATACCGGTCCAGGTAAACAGCGAATCTCATGTCCTTATAGGTCAGATCGAAGAGCCGTTGAAGTCCGTCGGGATCAACGTCTTTACACTTGCCGTTTACTCGGCCGACAGGACGATTCTCTACAACGGTCCTGCGGACCCAAACCCGGACTATTTGATAGTTGCCGGGACGCAAACAACTCCACTTAGCATAGTTCGAACCACTTTCTCCAATATAACTAACGGATCGGTCGTGTCAGTTGATTATGAACACGACGAGAACTTCGTCGTCACTTACGTCGTCAACGATGTTGTTCAAAGGGTCCAGGCGAAGGTCTCGAGTGCGAAGCACCTGACCGCGGATGTTGTTGTGAAACAGGCTGTCGAGAACCCAATGTCGATAGAGTCCACGGTTCAACTCAAGCCGAATGTGAGCCAGTCGACCGTCGATGGGGACATCAGGACCAATTACTCGGTCATGGTCGAATCTCGGTCCGTCGGCGAATCTCTGCATCAGTCGGACGTGTCTGCTTCGATAGACGACACGAACGGGGTCGACTATATAGTTCAGCCATTCGCCAAGATGACACTTCAGGACGGATCTCTTAGAGTCCGAGACCCGCTAGCGAGTGAGTATGAATTTATTCCTTCTCTATCCGCAGGCGTGAACGCCGTATATGTTCTGACTCAGAAGCTCCAGTTTTCCACTATCGACGGAGGAGCAGCTTCAAATGTCCATCACGGTGTCTTCAAGGATGAGCTCGTCATGGAGATGGCTTCATCTCTAAAAGATGTCGGCCAGGGTCTGAACCGTTCTTGGATAGTCGGGAAAAACGGCGCTGTTATTGAAGGTTATTCGGACGACGCCACTCTCGTGCCACTCTTCGTGACGCCTGATGACGTCGCCACTGAGAGACTACGTCGGACTGCTGATAGAGTGTTCGTATCCCTCGACTTCGGTCAGATGCCTCCAGACGTCCCATCTGACCACGCATTCTCGGTTTCATATGTGGTCAGTGGCGACGTTGGGTCAAAGGATGTATATACTTCGCAGGTTGAGTATCTCACGCCCGGAGACCTCACAATCACATTTCGTTCTTTAATGCTATTTATTTAGCATGAAATGGACAGTCTATTGTCACACGCATGTCGAGTCAGGTCGTAGGTACATTGGACTGACAAAACATACGATGCTCCAGCGATGGAATCGGCATGTCTACAACTCAAAGTCTTCGAAGGATGGGCGTTGGCACTTCCCGAACGCCATCCGCAAATATGGGAAAGAAGCGTTCTCTCATGAGGTCCTCGGTATTTGCAATACTCTTGAAGAGGCCAACGTTCTCGAAGTTGAGAAGATCGCGGAATTCGACACGACAAATCCAGAAAATGGGTTTAATCTGAAGCCTGGTGGATCAAGTATACCGTATCCGGTCAACACACCGGAGTTTCGTGACAAACTGAGCGCCGGCCAGAAGCGACGATTCAGCAACCCTCTTGAACGTGAGAAATCGAAAGCGGCCTCGCTGAAACTATGGAATAATTCCGAGATGCGAGTAAAGTTGAGTGAATCTCAGAAGAAGCGGTTTCAGAAGCCGGAGGAGCTTGCTAAGTCTTCGGCTGCTTCGAAGAAATTGTTCAGCGACCCTGAGATGCGCTCTAAAATGAGCCTCATCCAGAGGGAAAGATTTATCGACCCCCGTAAGCGAAAGGAGCTTAGCGAGGCTCAGCTCAATCGTATGGGAGACCCTGAGTACCGCGAGCGCATGCTTGCCGGTTTCAGGAAGCAAAATAGTAACCCCGATCGGTCGAAGCTTAGTGCTGCTCAAAAAAAGCGATTTTCGAACCCTTCTGAGATCGCCAAAAAGAGTGCCGCTTCCAGAAAGCTTTGTGGTGACACGAACTACAGGATGAAAATGAGCGAGAAGATTAACAAGCTTTGGGAAGATCCCGAGTATCGTAAAAGATTCAAACTGGCTCTCGCCGTGGCAAGATCTCTTCGTTCCTCACGAATTATGGCTGATTAATGGCCATCGTAAAGCTCAATACGAACGCTTACGAGAGCGGCGAGGCTTATCTGTCGAGCCTTCAGGATGAAGTCGAGAGAAACTTCGCCATTCTCCTATCACTCCTCAGCTCATACTGGAAATCGACTGTCGACGGTCCCAACTACGCTAGGTCGATCAAGGCTATGGCTACGGCCATAAGCCAGATCAGAGTATCTCTAGGCGACGTGTTCAACGACTCCGAGTATGCAGCGACACGAGGCGAGTTCGTAAACCAAGTAGTCACGAGCCTCGTGTTCCCGAAGGAAGCTCCAGACCTAGACTCCTCGGACATAGACTTCAGACAT